AAATAACATCTCCTAATGGAAGTGGTTTGTAATCTTCGTTATCATCATCTCTATCTTGTTTAAGATATACCTTACCTAGCCACATAGCCATTTGAGATGAGTTGAGTTTAGTAGCAATATCAAATTGTGTTTTCCTAATGCTCTGTTTTGCTAAAGCAACCCCTTGATCGTATGTTTCACAGGCTTTTTCTGATCTATTAATAGTAGAATGTGAACAACCAATAATAGTAGCTATTTCGCCCTTACTACACATATAAGAAGCCATATTCCTAACCTGATCTAATACTTTAGGTGTAAATTCAAAATTAGGTCTGCCTATCTTATTAGGCTCAATAATTTCTATATCTTTATTCTTTATCTTGTCCATAATTAACCGACTATGTGTATCGTAAGATTCAGCTACTACTTTTTAAAGCTTTTTACAAGATAATTTATAAGATCAGGATTTTGGTTGAATACATCTGATAGTGCGTTGCCTGTAGTTTCGCATATAAGTTCTTCTGCTTTAGCTGATAAATTCCAGTGGTAATGCTCTGCTATGACATGAATAAGTTCGTGTAAGATGGTGTTGCAAGTTAATTTGTTATCCAAAGAATCATCAACTGTAATAATGTTAGTGCTAGTATCTACCTGTCCATAGATTCCTTTTTTTTGTGCTTGTTTGTGAGTTATGTATTTTATTTTGAAATCTCTATGACCAAACCTTACAATTTTAGGCTTCATTTCTTTTTTTTCTTAGGCTTCTTTTTCTTTCGTTTACCACCAGCTATGTTCTTAGTGTAAAGGTTTCTAAGAGTGGTTGAAGTAGTAATTCCCATTAATCAACTGCTGTTATATTAATTTCTCCAGCACCCCCACCATGATGAATAAAGGCTACCTTATCTCCACTTTTAAAAGCAAATATTTCAACATGATCTGCTGGTAACATAACATCTTCTTCAGTTGCTGTAGGGTTTGCACCAAATTTAATATGTGCATGAGTAGTAGTACAAATTCTAACTCTACCTGAACCAGTTACTATAGCTGAAGATTGTGCTGAAGTTGCACCAACATCATGTGTTTCAGATACATAATCAGGGTCTATTTTAGTTATAATATCCATCTATTTTTTCTTCTTTGGTTTGTATTTCTTAATAGCTTGTGAAATAAAAATGTTTTTATAAAGACTTACTTTCTTGCCAAATTTTTTATCTGCTGATCTTTTAACAGACTTATAAGCCTTAGACTTTTTGTTAAAAGGTTTTGGCTTTCCTAATTTCTTAGGTCTTTCTTTGGCAAAAATAGGTTTCTTTTTAGGCACTATTTCTTTTTCTTTTTTTTCTTCATAGGTGGTCTGCCTTTTTTAGACCCATAAGTATTTTTACCTTTTGGCATAATGATTCTCCTGTTGTGATTTATAACCTATTACTATGATTTGTTTAACTAAGCAACTTTTTGTATAGGTTCTCCGTTCCATTTGTGTTTTTTATATTTACCGCCATCATTATCTGTATATTCCATGTGTTCTCCAAATTGACCTGTAAATTTTAATTTTATATCTTCGTAAAAAATTTCAGGTTCTATTGTTTTTAAAGATTGGTTATTTTCCTCATCTTCAAACCTTTTTTGGTTAATCCAAGTAGATACATGAGCCAAAAACTCAATGTCCTTAACAGTAGCAGAATAACGATTAAATTTTTCAGCTAGTTCTACAGGGTCTAAATCTAAGCAATGAACCTTAAATTTTTTACTTGCCAAGAATTTACTTCCTTTTTTGGTTTTAAGTGTATTCCAGAATTGGTCAAATGGAGACTCTATAATACTTTTAGGTATAGGTATAGGACTAGGTATAGGTGCTTTAATTTTGCTTGAAGCAAAATCCTCTTTTGCTTTACTTTGAGTAGCTAAACCACCTTTTCTACCAGCTTCTGATCTTGCCTTATATTTAGCGGTTAAATAATCATGTTCAAACATCAATCTCTTATGAGTCCATGAATTATCTTCTGTATTGGGTATAAAAAATTCTTCCAACACTTCGTCCACATGTAACTTACAATCATCTGTTTTGCAGTGGCATATATTATAAGCTGACTGTGTTTTAAAAGGTTTGGCATTTTTAGTCCAAGCGAAACATAATAATCTTATATATATTCCTACCGCATCGTTTGTTAAGTGTACTGTTTCAGCACTAAAAGTATCTGTAAATAGTTGTAATGCGTGAAATTTATTTATTTCCTTCTCCATTTTATTCTCCCTTTTAGATTTTAATTGTTTTTATAATTTGCTGTATTATCTTCGGATATTTTTTCTTAGCTATTTGACAAGACTTATAAACAGGAAACCAACTTAGATTAAGTTCCTTGCCAAGCTTTGCGTAACTAATGTTTAGTTTGTCTTTTAAGACTGAGATTAGTATTTTCTTTTGGTCTAAATCAAAGAACTCATTGTCCTTGTATAATTTATGATTTAGTAGTGCCTTCTGTACTTGTTTTGAGATCGTCCCAATATTTAATTGCATTGTTTAATTTTCCTTCCTTTGCAAATTGTTTAACTTTTTTGTCAGGCGATTTTAATGCCAGTTCAAGGCAAACTGTTATAGGATTTATATATAGGTGTCCAGTAAAGAATTCAAACTCATTCATTGTATGTTGAAGTTGATGGCAAAGATAACAAAGTGGAACTACATAAACATCAGAATTTTTTTGACCCCAACCAACATTACCTAGCTTATCTGTTTTGCGTATATGAGCAGACTGCAAACCATATGTTGTTCTACACCTTATGCAATTTGAATTTCTTGCAACCCACTCAAGATGTTTTTTAGATTTAATAATGATTCGTTTTGGAATAAGCATATAGCGTAGCCAATCTGAGGGAAGGCACTCAAAAAGGCTACAATTTCTCCTATATATTACAAAGAACAAAGTAGCAACATAATAAGCCATTGATTTTATTATATTCTTTTTATATATTTAAACACTTTTAAGGGGATTGTTATATTGTATTTTGCATATAACTTCTATATAAAATAGGCATGAAAAACAAAAACAAAAAAGGAGAAAAATAATGGCAGTATTAATTGTAGGTGGATTATTAGCTTTAGTAATATTTGGGTACTCAATTTTAGGATTAATCTTTGGGTGGGAAAAATGAAAACTCAATTTACAGATACTGAAGTAGAGGTCATGTATCGTATTATGAGAGATTATATGGCTGAAGCAGAAACTATTTATCATGGTAATATTGATTATAAAGTAAGAAACTTATTTACAAGACTAACTTTAATAAAGGAGGTGGAAAATGCAAAACGATCTAAATAAAAGTTTTTTAGAGGCAGAACAAGTAAATAGAGAGCAAGAGTTAAAACTAAAAGAAGAAATAAACAGGGATCAACTTATAGTTAACAGAATGATCTCTGAAATAATGTGGGGAGAAACTAAAAATAATATGTTGTTTGATCTTGCAAAAGAATATAATGTTACAACTAATGAGTTTGATTTATTTTATAGACAAGCTATAAAACACATAGAACAAGGAACAAAATGGTACAAAATATGAATGAAAGAATTTTTGCAAAAATCCATATGGATAAACTTCTATCAGAAGACAGAACAGATGAACTAATTTCAATCATAACGCACTACTTTAGTTCTAAACCAAATGTAATGAAAAAGCTTTTGGCGAGATATGAAGCAGAAATAAAAATTAAAACAAAAAAACAAACGAAGGGAAAACAACATGAGAAGGATAAAGAAAACGACAATGTTGTCAGCATTGCTACTGACGATAGCACTGACTAACTGTACAACATATAAACCTATAGTAGATACTAAAGGTCGTTCAGGTACTTTTGATGTTTCAAGAGCAGACGAACTTACTGACGATTTGCAAAGTTGTGAATATCAGGCAAAAGCTAATACGAATCCAGCGTTAGAAGTATCTAAAAAAACTTACAACATATTACTTAGACCAAAGCTTTTATGGTTATCGCCTAAAGCTGAAGATAAGTATAAACAATTTACTGTGAACTGCCTTGAAGGTAGAGGATTCTCAGTATTAAACAAATAGGAGAAGGCAATGATGACAGAACAAGACTTGGATAGGCAGAACTTCCAACAAGCAAAAGAAAAAGAACGACTGGAATTGAATCAGTATTGTTTAGACAATTCTATTCCTGCAGATTGTAAAGCAGAAGCTATAATTGACTATCAACAAAAATGGGGGAAACTATAATGAACGATTTAGAAATCAGAAAACAAATAGGAAAAAATCTTAGGTTTTTAAGAA